GCAAGTACAGGTGATGCATCATATCAATTAGCATTTGGTAGTACCGCGGCAAATGGTGGTGGTACACCACAATTAAGACTTAGAAAAGGTATCGACACCACTTGGAATTCTTGGTATACGGTACCATTAAAGGCAACGGCATCTTTTAGTTCTGTGAGTAGCGTAACTGTTACACATAATTTTAACACAAAAGATGTTATGGTAATGGTTTATGATAATAATGATGAAATGTTTTGGCCATCTACAATCGTAACAACAAGTGTAAATGTGGTTACGATAACATTTACAACTAACAGAACCGGTAGGGTTGTAATTATCGGATAAAATCGGTATATTTTAGTATGTTAAGAGAAAACGTAATTGTAAGTGGATCTTTAGATGTTAGTGGACAATATATCATACCTAGAGGACCTAGAGCTAATAGACCATCAAGCCCAGAAATAGGTTCACTTTATTTAGAAGAATCAAGTAGCGGAAGTTTTGTTGTAACATACACAGCAGCATCAAATAGAGATGATGGTTGGGAGCCGGTCGGTTCACAAAATACTGATAGAATTGGATTTTTATACAGACAAATAATTAATTTTTCATATTTGGCTGGCGGTTATAAGGATTCGTCACCATGGAAAAACGTACATAGAACAACAAATGCAACAGACCAGACGGTTCACTTAGGTGAATTAATGGACTATCCCGCATCATATACTTCTGGGGCTTGTAGCAAATCGATATTATTTGTTTGGTCAACTAATACAGATGGATTATGGAAATCAGCAACACAAATACACTCAACCTGGACCACTGGTGTTCACATGGTTAATGAAACAGCATATGCTCATCAATCTAAATGGGATTTAGCAAATGCAAGAGATGATTTAGGTACTTTATTCCAAGAAACTGAATTTGCATGGGTGTTTGGTGGTGGTGTTGCAACTGTTGAAAAGTTTAATTTAACCAATGAGACAATGTATAGTGTATATTATCCTAATATGCAGCCATACTTAACATTAAAAACGTCTATCACCAGTTCACTAGGTTGTTCTGGATTTTCTGATGAAAATTATGGATATGGTTATGGATCTGAAAGTGGTAATAAACTATTTTTTGCCACAGATACATTCACAAATAACCAACAATGGGGGGCTAGCGGTCAGCAAAAAGGTATTAGTTCCAAATGGGGAAAAGGATATGCGGGTAATGAGGGGAATTATAATGGTGGATACAACTTGAGAAGATGGAATGTGTTTAATGAAACCAATATTGGTAATGTCGCAAAACCACACGGAAACTGTGGAGAAGAAAATTTTACTATGGGTCAAGACCACCAGTATATGTTGGGAAACTATGACGGTTTGCAAAATAACACAAGTTGGAAATTTATCTATGCTACTGATACCGGAACTGTTAACCCATCTGGTTTAGCGCCAGGTGTTAACGGTGGAACATCTTCTGGGCATTGTGGTTGGAGAAATTAAAAAATATATTTATAAAATATGCGTCACGATAACATAGAAATTAGTGGTAGTTTAAGAGTTCAAGGTGTATCTAAACCACCTAGGGGTTCTAGGGCAAATAGACCGGCAAGCCCTGTTACTGGTTCACTATATCTTGAAGAGGCTGCCAGTGGTAGTTTTTTGATGCTATATACTGGATTAGATAATGGTGATAGTGGTTGGGTTAGAGTTTCATCACAAGTTAATTCAAATGTTGGATTTAAATTTAGACAAATTATTGCCGTATCATATCTTGCCGGTGGATATAAAAATTCATCACCATGGAAAAATGTGCACAAAACAATTAATTCAACAGATCAAACCTCACATATTGGTGAATTACTAGATTTCCCCGCTTCGTATACATCAGGTGCGTGTAGTAGATATATTTTCTTTGTATGGTCTGTTAATACTGATAATACATTTAAAGGCCCATCAGATGTACATAGCACAAGAACTTCAGCAATTAATATGGCAAATGATACTAACTATGCACACCAGGCTAAATTTAATATTAGTTCAAACCGAAGTGACTTAGGCACAATGCATAAAGAAACAGAATTTGCTTATATGTTTACAGGTGGTAGCTCAACAGTAGAAAAATTTGATTTAAGTAATGAAACAATAATGACCGGATTCAATTTAACAACTATTGATGGTGGCGATGGTGGTTCAGCATTTTCAGATGAAAACTTTGGTTATGGTTGGACATCAGCAGCAGGAATTAAATTTAGTTTTGCTTCTGAAACATTTACATCTACAGGCATGTGGGGTGCTCACTCGCAACAAAAAGGAATTAGTTCTAAGGTAGGTAAAGGTTATGCTGGGAATGAAGGTAGTTATTCTGGTGGGTATAATTTAAGAAGATGGAGTAATGCAAATGATACAAACATTGGTAATGTCGCAAAACCACACCCTAACTGTGGCGAGGAAAACTTTACAATGGGTCAGGACCACCAGTATATGTTAGGTAACTATGACGGAGCACAGAATAATACAAGTTGGAAATTCTTTTACGCAACAGACACTGGAACAACAAGTGTAAGTGGATTAGCTCCAGGGGTTAATGCCGGTACATCTTCAGGACATTGTGGTTGGAGATCATAAAATAATTATATAAAATGATATACGAGAATTTAGAAGTTAGTGGTAGTTTAAGATCCGATAGAGTAGTTAATAGACCTCCTAGAGGTACTAGAGCTAACAGACCTAGTAATCCTAGATCGGGATCATTGTACCTAGAAACTTCCACCAGTGGAAGTAGCTATTTGATGTTGTATACAGGAATATCAAATATTGATGACGGTTGGGAAAGGATTGCAGCGCAAGAACCACAACCCACAGCATTTAGATACAGACAGATTATAAATTATTCTTATTTAGCTGGAGGCTATAAAGATTCGTCTCCATGGAAAAACGTTCACAAAGTTACCAACTTAACCGATCAAACAACACATATTGGAGAATTATTGGATTTTCCAGCATCGTATACATCTGGTGCTTGTAGTAAGTCTATTTTCTTTGTATGGTCTGTTAATGATGATAATGCGTGGAAGGGGCCAGATAATATTCATGGTACCAGAACATCCGCTATTAATATGCTTACAGACACAAAATATACACATCAAACAAAATTTAATACAGGTATTGCTAGAAGTGATGTTGCAACTATGCAAAAAGAAACTGAGTTAGCTTATCTAATTTCTGGTGGTTCAACAACTATAGAAAAATTTAATCTATCTAATGAAAGTTATGTTAGTGGATTTGCTGTAACATCTATAAGCGGAAACGACGGTGGTGGTGCGTTTTATGATGAAAGTTTTGGTTATGCTTGGACAAGTAGCGCCGGGATTAAGTTTAATTTTTCAAATGAAACACCAAGTTCTTCCACACATTGGAGTGCACACGCTCAACAAAAAGGTATCCCTTCAAAATATGGGAAAGGTTATTGTGGGAACGAGGGATCATATAACGGCGGTTACAACTTAAGAAGATGGAGTAATTCAAACGACACAAACATTGGTAACGTAGCAAAACCACACGTAAACTGTGGTGAAGAGAATTTTACAATGGGTCAAGATTGGCAATACATGTTAGGTTGTTATGATGGTAGTGGTCAAAATAATGTAAGCTGGAAATTTTATTATGCAACTGATAGTGGTTCTAGTAGTGTAACCGGTTTAAATCCGGCGGTAAATGCTGGTACATCTTCAGGACATTGTGGTTGGAGACAATAGTTGATAATTTAAAATATTTTACTTATATTAGAACAAAAAGAATTTTATTTATGGAAGGTTACAAATATGAAAGATCAGAGAATTTAAATAATCCATTCGATAACAAATTGATGGAAATTTCAGAAAACATGTCATTTGCTCTACCAAAGTACAAAGCATATAATTTTGTTGGTGGGGCTCAGATAACTCCATACGCAAAATTAAAACAGTGGTTGCTAGAGTTAAGAGGTAGAGAAGATGCGGTACAGCATCTTGAATATACAGTAAGAAAGGCAGAACTTGAAATTCAGATGGATGAAGAAAGTAAGGAATTTATTACTGATCCTAAAAGAAAAGAGATGATCAACTTAACTGTTGCCGATAAACACATCGACTTAAGAAAGTTTAAAAGAAATCTTAAAGACGCGTACAGAGAAAGACAAGGTTTCATCGATTTGATTAAAGAATTTTTAGAATCAGAAGATGCTATTTTACCAGATGGAACAAAATTGATTGATGTATTTGGGAATCCTGAATTGGAAGAGAAGTATGAACATGAATATTGGACTGTACGTATGGCTAAACAAGCAATGCTTGATATGATTTCTTATGGTAGAATCGGAACGGGTAATCTAGATTCAATTTTAATGATGGAACCAGAACAACAAAAACAAGTTCTATCTTTAGCATCAGCATATACAATATCGATTGATAGAAATATTAATCAATTGATGACACAAGCAACAACAAATCATTTTACAATTGAAGAATCATTAAAGAATCAATTAAAATTAGATGAATCAAATAAAATAGAAACTGAAAAATTATTATAATGACACATATTATTTTTAAATTACAAGGTAATGTCCCTGGGTACGTTCAAATCATAGGTATGTATTTAAACTACAACTATGGTAGAATTGCGGATGAATATAATGACATGAGGGTGGAACTCAATCGTTTAGGAGCGAGCGTCATTCCTGCAGAAGTTGCCAAGGGATTTGTTTTTGCTGACATCTATAAAGATTATATTAGTGTGAGAACAAACTCACACATTATGGATGAGATTCCTCAGCTAGCTGAATCTGGAGAAACTGACGAACAAAAAGTAAAACACTTTTTAACTGATGAAGATAAAGCGGCCGGAGTTGCGTTTAACAAAGCCGTTATGAAAAAAGTTGTTGCTGACAGATTTTCTGAAAGATATAAAGAGTTAATGGTTGACGCATCTATCTTAGAAAAAGATACTTGGGAAGAACAAAAGAGAGAAGCATTTGGTTGGATGGCAGATAATGATTACCAAACTCCAATTATCGATATTTTGTCTGCAGGAAGAAATATTGATAAGGCAACATTTGTTCAGAAAATTATTAATAATGTAACAATATACAATACAAAACTAGCAAACTTATTATTAGAACAACAATTGTTAGAAGAAAGAATTAAAGCTTGCCAAACAATTGCTGATTGCCACAGACTAAAACACGAGAAATTTGGTGTGGCAATGAGTAAGCAACAAAAAGAAGACGAAAACGTAGAAACAACACCACTCACATTGAAAATGGATTTTTAATGAATCTAGCAATTAACGGAACGTGTGCCAAAGGATGTTCATTCTGTTTTACAAAAGAAGACGCAAGATTAAAACACACATTAGGTAACATGACAATAGAAATGGTTGATAAGATTATCAACCATTACGGTTTATATAAACCCCAAGAAGAAATAACAATACTTGGTGGTGAACCCACACAACATCCAAACTTTACCGACATTTTAGATTATATCTTTAGTAAAAACATAAAGGTAAATCTTGTCAGTAATTTTTTATTTGGTAAAACAACTAGGGAATATATTATCAATAATATAAAAAACATTAGATGGTGTTTCCCCAATGCTGCGGAATTGAATGAAAAGAATAGGATGGTTATTTTCAAAAAGAACTACCTGGAAATTTATAAGGCTTACGCCAACACATGGGGGTTTGATACCAACCCAAGACTTTATTTGGCAATAACCATGTCAAAGGATTGGAAAGACAAAAATTTTTATGAATATGTCAAATGGTTGTATCATGAATTAGATGGTAACGTAAATGCGATTAGAGTTGGTTTAGATCTTACTGGTACGTATCTAATTAATAATAAGGAAATGGGTTCCGAAATTAGTAAGATCCTTAAATTCGGCTTATATAATGGTATTAGGATCACCTCAGATTGCCAGGTCCCACCATGTTTATGGGAGGGTAAAACAAAGAAAGCTGTGCTAGAGAATTCTTTAAACTTTGCCACATTTAAAATACCAGAATATGAAACTATATGTGGTTTTATGCCACTAGACATTTTCCCTGACGGAAGTTCAATTCATTGCTACCCACTACAAGACAAAGTAAAGATTGATAATGTTTTGGAAATCTCAGGGAAAAATGGTATATTAGACCTAAGGGACAAATTCGATGAATTGTACAGTATAAATCATAAAAATTATACAATACCACAAGGTTGCCTAGATTGTGTTTTCTATAAGACAGAGTGTAATGGAATATGTGGTGGTTGCTTAGAAGGTAGCAAATGATGAAAAAAATATTTTCAATACCATTTAATCCAATGCTTTCCGAAGAAGCATTTATAAATAAATTTTATCCATTCTTAGAAAGAAATAAAGAATGGATATATGATGTGTACTTCACATGTAGAATACCGCCTTTTACACAAGATGCGATGGGGTCAACATTCTCTGATGAGTTCAGAGATGCGGTATTCGATAATGCAATGATTGTTCAAAAGGCTTTAGGCATAACTGTAAGTGCAACATTTAATAACGTAAATGTTTCTCCTAAGTTTGATAACTATAAGTTATTTGTTGACAATTTAAAACCTTTATATGAGAAAGGTTTGAGATGCATGACGATACCACATGGTCATTGGGTTGCGATGGGATTAAAGAAACATTTTCCTGAGATGGAAATTAAAAACACAATTCTAAGAAAGGTTGCCACTGGACAAGACTTTTGGTACAACGCCGATCAAGGATTTGATTACATAAATCTCGATAGAATTTTAATGCGTGATGTTGAAGAACTTAAAAATATTAAGCGTGCACAATTAAAATACTATGAAGAGAAGGGTAGGTATGTGAAACTATCTTTACTTGTTAATGAAGGTTGCTTAGGTAGATGCCCAGTTATGGATGAACATTATTCATACAATAATCTAAGAACAAATAATGAGTTACCATATTTTCATCATGAGATATCCAAAGTTACATGTGAATATAAATGGGAAAAAGAAATTAATGCGTTCTTTTTTAAAGCTGCAACCATACCACCATTTAAAGAAGAGTTTGATGAGTTTCTACAATACATCGATGTATTCAAGATGCATGGCAGAGATAGTTTTAATCGATTAGATGAAACTATGGAAATTGTTGACTCATATGTTGCTAGTAATGAAGTGTTAGCCAAATCATCTGAATTGTATTTGGATGGTATTCCTCATGAAGAATTAAAAGGTTGGAGAAATAAAATAAAGAAATGTAAGTTTCAATGCTGGGACTGTAATTACTGTGATATTGTTGCCGATCATAAGAAAAAAACATATGGACTTAATTAAACATATTGACGATTCAATTGAATGGGGTAAACTAGAAGTGTCTAAATTAACACAAGATATTTTAGATATTCATGGAATCACTAGTAATAAAGTTAGATCTTTTCTAAATAACATTTGCGACATCGATGGCGCAACCTATCTAGAGATAGGTGTTTTTCGTGGTGCAACATTTTGTTCTGCGATCTATGGTAATGATATCTATTCAATAGCGATTGATAATTTTATGTCACCTAATCACTAAATTTCATGATCAATACATTGCTTTAAAAAACATTCTACCAATCATATCAAAAGAAACAATCATAATAATGGATGATTGGAACTGGGATAGTGGTGCGTTTGAAAAGTTTATTGAGGAAAATAATTTATTCATTTTACATTCTAGACAACTGTTCACTTCTGGTGAAGATCCGGAAGATTTTTGGAATGGATTGGGGATATTTTTAGTGGGCAAATAAGTTGTCTTTTTCATCTTTTTTGTTTATATTAAAGTAATAATAAACTTTTCTTAAGCAAAAAACAAATGAGAAAAACAAGTCAAACACTATCGCTAATGTTAGTGTTATTGTTGACTACCACTATGTCATTTGGACAGTATAGTAGTAGTGCAATTCAAAAAGGTTCCGAACAATCCTCAAAAGTTCAAACGGACACTGTCCCTAATCAATTACAAGAAATTATTGTTAGTGCAAAGAAAGTACCATTGATGACAAAAGTTGGTCCTTATGGTCAACCTCTTTGGACGACAATGAGAATGTTTGCATCAACAAGAGTCTATGTAATGAACCCTCCAGGCACCGCAATGTATGAGAAGTGGTTTGACATTAGACAAAGAAGAAATGGACCGGCTCAAATCAGAATGAGAGACGAGTTTACATTTGGTTTAGGTAAACGATTACAATTAGATCTTTATTCACACACAGTTTACGACGGTTACAATGGTGACAAAGAATTCAAATGGAGAGGTTTCTCTTGGGAATTCCGTTATGCATTAGCCGATTGGGGTAAACTATGGGGCAACCCAACATTATATTGGGAAACCAAAATGTTAGATGGTCGTTGGGGTATCGAACCTAAATTATTATTGGGTGATAGAGTTGGTAAGAGTGGTATATGGGGTTTCAATGCGATCTACGAAGGCAATCTAGCAGATAAAAAAGAACTTCGTGAAGATGAGTATGCATATACAGCATCTTATGCAAACATCATTAATAACGATTTAACTTTAGGTGCATCACATATGTTTAGATACAACGATTTTGATGGAGGTTCACAAGAATGGTATCTTGGGCCACTACTACAATATCGATTTAATAACAAGGCGTATTTGAATGTTGAACACATGTTAGGTCTTAATCAAGACGCAAAACAATCAAGAACCACAATTATATTTGCATGGAGATTTTAATCAAAGGACAAGAATTTCTTGTCTATCTAATATTCATTATGTTCATCACAGGTATCCTCAGAGAAAGAGGATACCTTATGGACATCTTTAGATTACTTGAACAGAAAGTTAAGTCCAAAAGAATGGTGGTATTTTTAGTGTCACTGTTTGGGGGAATTTTACCAATACCGGGCCGTGTTGCACTATCGGCATCTATGTTGAATAGTATTGCGCCTATTGATAATAAGAAACGTAAGAAGTTTGGTATCATTGATTATCTCGCTACACACCATTACTACCTATGGTCTCCATTGGAAAAGACCGTAATCATACCAATGGCGGTGTTAGGTTTAACTTACTTACAATTCATGTCATATATTTGGCCGTTGTTATTAATATCAGGACTTTACATTAGTTATTATATTTTATCTTTGGATGATGATGAAATTGATATCGAAGTTAATGACAACCCAATTAATTGGAAAAATATATTTTTGGTTGTGGTGCCATTTTTAGTAACCATATTAATTAGTTGTTTTACCGAGTTTTATTTCGCTTTCAAGTTGTAAAACTTCTCCTAATTTTAGTGTTATTTTTTCCATGTTTTAATTTTTCTTATTTACTAATAATAATTATTTTATTTTTAAAAATCAA